CAAATCCCTTAATATACTACCCGCCTTCTTGGAGGACACGTCATATTGCACCGAAAGCAACTCCTTTAGAGTCTCGTCATTGGCTTCGTCCAACAACATCTCAGCCAATTCGGGCATCTTCGCTGATATTTCCTGAAGGTCTATTGTCTCCAACACTCGTTGGTCCTGTTGCTCCCAGTACACGTAATGCACCATGATGCCCTTTTCGAGCAAATGATTAAAGCCACGCTCGTACTCACGCAACATGTTCTCCATCTTGACATGCACAACCCACTTCATGAAGTTCTGCACTACGGCGGCTCGCTCCACGTCACTGCTCTCAACGGGGGTGGCAACTAAATTAGCTCGCTTCATGACGCTCATCAACATGCCTACGTGGCTGCGAATGACGTCATCTATCAAATTACAGGAAAGATCGGATGCTCCCTCCCAAGGGAATGGTTCGCCTCCACCGCCACGAGCATGTTTGCGGTTGTCGCGACTCTTGCCCGGCCATATTTGGAACCGCTGATCAAAGTCTTCTTGGCGCCTGTCCAAGAACTCCCCCAAATCGCCACGAGTTTCCTGATATGCCTGTGACAAGGCATCGATGTCAGGACTACCCTTCGGGTCAAATTGCAATGCTTCCTCGACGTTATCCATAAATTCCCCTCCTATTTCCCTCTTTTCATTCCTTCCCCGAAGTGTCAATAGTTGAATTGTCGCGCTTCTTGCGTTTTTTAAAGGTATGCCCCAACGAATTGTCACTTGGCGGAGACAAACCTCTCACTGACCAAAACCTATGCCATCCCTTGTCCACCATCTTCTTGTCGCCTGCGGTAATTTCTCCCCAATATCCAGTTGAACCCGCGTCACCAAGACCGCTGCTCTTGAACATATTGGTTTCATTATATCCTTTCTTGCTCACCTTAGTATCCGCCGCCTCCCGCTACCGACAATGCCCCTTCTCCCACGTAGTCCAAGGGCGTGACCGCCCCATATCTGAGAACGTCAATGAAATCCTTGCAGGCTTCGTCTCTGGAGGAACCCGAATACTCGGTCAATGCGTAGATCAAGTTATCACACTCCTCCGAAATATACAACTTGGGGCAGTTTTCCTCGTCCATTGGCTCGGAATTGTCCCAACTGAGCAAATCATTTATCTTTTGTATGCCATGCTCTATCTCCAATCCGGGGGCAGGACGCAAATGTACGTCGAACTCCATCATCTCGTTGCACATATTGGTTTCTCCGCCCGCAGTACGTACCGTGGCATTGCCGAATCGCGGATCGACCAAACGCTCGAAGACCTCCTCGTCCTTCTCCAAGTCCTTCATCAAGTCAGCGTAGTCTTGGTACCCATATCCCACGGGGCGTTGTCCCGGTCCCGCCTTGCCAACTGGTTTTCCCGCCGCATTCGCATGGGGCAAAGCCCATGCGCCGACGCTAGCGTCGGGCCACTCCCTGTAAACCCACCATTTGCCCTCTCTATCCACTGCAACCCATATCATTACCCACGGCTTGCTGCCCGCAGGGTCGCATATCATGTATCTAGTCACCTTGTCTTCGGGATTGTTCAAGAACGGTATGTCCTCTCGCTTCACTACGTTGACATGCGGGTTGAACTTTGGAAATTTGTTCTGAAATACCTTGGTAGGCACTCCATATAGCCTCGCTTGCTTCACCTCCAACGGTTGCTTCGAGTACGCTTTTCTCAATTCCTTGGAATCAAAGAAGGGATTGTCTTCTGACCAAAAGTAATGAATGCGGCAACCTTCCCAATTCGCGGATACTTGCTCCACTGGCAACTCCATACCCAAATATTCGCTGTATCTGCTCTTCACTGTCTCCGCTCCACGCAACAAACTGCTCACCAAGTCAGTCCATCCCTGCAAAGTGGTGAAAGTCATCACTATGCGTCCATGATAATCAGCTACACGAGCCAACAATGTCTCGAACAAGCGAGCGGGACACTCCTCCTCCAAGTGTATGCAGTGCGAAGTCATGCCCTCTATGATCTGGGCGTCTTGCAGGAACTGTCTGTAATTATTGAAACGCAAGTAACTGCCACGCTTGTATCCTTCCTGCGGTGGAAATATCACTTTGCCATCAGTGAAACCATTCTTGTGCGTGTAACTCAACGAATGAGTCGAACTACGCTTCTTCATGTCCTTGTAACGCTGCGGTATCGCGTCCCACACGAACTTTTGCGTGTCTTCTATCGAACGATCCTCCGTTACGTGGAAGCTTCGCAACTCGGCTTCGGGTATTTGTTCCGCCAAATGCACCAACAATCTGCTGGCAAAGGTGGTTTTGCCACTGCGGTTACCACCAAATATGACATGCACCTTGTCCTTGTCCCACCTATCCATCACCCTACGCCAACTCGGTAAAGTGAATCCCCACTTAATCGCGTCTTTCGCTTCCTGCGCAGGTTGATTCTCCAACAACTCCAACAAGAACTCAGCCTTCTCAGGGTTGTTAGCCATCATCACCTTCGCCTCTTCGGGCGTCAATCCAGTGGTCAAAGCGCCATGATCATACCCCAGTTCACTAGACCACGGTATGCCGAACTCAGCGCTTACTTCGTCAGCGTACTTCATCTTAAATGGCGGGGGATGCGGATACTATGAACCGCACTACCCTTTCGTTACCCCTAACGATTACCCCCGCCAAAAAGGTCATTCCTCGGTAACTTTCTTCTCTCCACCCAATATCTTCAATATCTCTTCCCTGCTCCTGTCCTTCGGACCAAACCCAACGTTTACGTTGGCCGTCAGGGCTTGGGGGCGTCCCTTCAACAAATTCACCTTGTCCAACATAATACCCAACGCAACAGCCAAGCTCTGCGGTGGTATCTTGTCATGCTTCTCAGCCAAGTCATTCGCCAAAGTATCAACCAAATTTTCCAACTTCGCGGTGACTCGCTCATAAAACTCCTTTGCCATCATCCCGGTACGCTCACGCAAAAAAGTATTCATGTCACGAGTCATCTCCTCTCCCTTCACCAAGTGATCCTTGCCCTCGTAATTCACGTTCACTTCACCAGTGGCAAGTTGCACCGCGCGTTGTATCACCTTCTCGGCGTCCAACTTCTTCGGCGGTCTACCTTTCTTCTTCGCTTTCTTCTGAGCCATTAGTCCAACCTCACGCCATTGTTACGGTAGTTGCCCACCAGTTCCAACCATCCCGCATCAGCAGATTCCTTCACTTCACACGGCAAACCATGACGCGGGCGAAAATCCTTCTTCTTTCTAATCATGCCATCTCTACGCCCATCCGAAAATACTATAATCTGAATGCGATCATTCGTACAGGGGCGACCAAACACGCAAGTCACTTCTTCCATAGGCTCCCATTCATCAATGTTCTTGCACACCTCACCCAATTCACCCCCCTGCTCAACCTGCTCAACCTCCTTTTTAGGTGCATCCTCCACTTGCTTCTTGCCCACGCCATTATCATCCAATGACTCATATGCAGCACGCACGGCGTCACTCAACTCTCCACTGGCGAACTCTTCGTTCAATGCGTTGACACTCAGTCCACATTGTTTAGCGAATGCTCCCACACTCACTCTACGCCTCAATAATCCCATTCGTATCTCAGTCGCATCTGCCATATCCTACACAGTTGACACACTCTCCAATCGTGTCAAGCAAACACCCCTTTTTATTATTTCACCAATAAGCGAGGTGATTAATATACTAAAAGACGCACGACGCGCCTACGCACCCCCGCCCCCCCGTGCGCATCATGCGTATGCGTCACGCGAGTGTTGAGGCACGCCCGCACGCGGCTCGCGGCACTTCAAGCGCGGAAACGCATCGCGGCGGCGGCGGTCGCTCTTTTGTTTTGGTGGCTGTGCCTGCCGAAATGCATTGCCTTCACGCTATCCTTGCCCGCGGTCTGCGCCTTGCCGTGCGTTGCCTGTTTCCTTGTGTCATTATGCCGGGCAAACTTGCCCTTGATTTGCTTGGGTTTGCTTGGCAGATTTGCCCGCATATTTTCGCGAACTGTCTTGAACTGTCTAAATCGCTGTCTGGCTAATTTGGCGTTTGGGCGGCTTAAGTACGCCAAGTAATTTTTTTAATATCGTCACTTGTTTAAAAATTGCCTACTTTTTGTGGCATGAAATTTAAAACCAAAAAAGGCATTGAAATGACCATCACGCCAAAGCCCAATGGCAAAGGTTGGACGGTAGCGCGACCCACAGGTTCGCTTGTGACCGTTTCCGCTCAACTTGTAGAAAGAACACGCAAACGCATTTTGCAAGGGGAGGAAATCCCTTTCAGAAGCATTAATTACACGGTAGCAATCGAAGGCGCCGTTTGGCATTTACTACGCGACGTCGCAAAGGTTGATAGCGTGCGCCGCGTATACGTAGCAATTTAATCACGCTAAAAACTAGGAAAAAATACCATGACATTACAACAAGCTATTAAACGAGCAAAGCGCATAGAATGCCTTATTCACGTGCAAGACGGTGTGAGCCATCCTGCCCGCATCTCGAAAAGGGAAGCGCTCGCGGCATGTGATAGATATTTAAATGACATCTCAGCGGAAGAACGCGCCGGGCTTGGCACCACTGACGAATGGCTATCGTGGGAAAACGAATGTGGTTCAATCATAGCCATGCAACACCGTGATAATACGTTGAGCATCGGACGCTAAAAATCGAGATCACGCAAACCAATGAAAACCAAAACGAAAGTTAACCGCGCGCTTGCGTTGCAAGTTGCCAGTCATGGCGTGGCGGGTGAATTCGACAAGCTATGCCTTGCGCTACTCGATATAGAAAGCGCGGGAGACGTCGACAAGCGCGGAACTTGGGCCTATTTCGCAAGACGGTTGCGGGCATGGGTGGAAAGTGGAATGACTGGCGCGGTCCCTTTCTCTATATTTGCGGCAAAGGGAAACAAGAAGTTGCCATTCTTCGCTTGGAGTTCACTTCCCGGCTTTGATTGCCCCGGAGCGGGGGCATGTCTTTTCGGAGATCGCGCGGAAACCAAAGATAAGAGCCATTGGAAAGGGTGGTGTTATTCTTTCCGCGCTTGGCGCTATCCTGCCGCATTTTTCAGGCAGTTGCAGAACAGTATGCTCTTGCGCTTTGGCAACGAGATATTGGCAAACGCGTTCAAGCAAATACCTAGCGACAAAACGGTAAGGCTGTACGTTGATGGTGACTTCCATGACGTCGAAACGTTGCGCAACTGGATGGAACTTATAAGGGAAAGACCTGACTTGCGCGTCTATGGGTACTCCAAGTCATGGCACCTCTTTCTCGCATTGGATGCAATAGGGTACGCTTTTCCTGACAACTACGTTCTAAACTTCTCGAGCGGGTCGAAGCATAGCGATGCAATGCGCAAGGCAATGGGCAAGCTGTCCATCACACGCGGCGAGTTTGTTGCGGTTCCAGTGGCGCGCAAGTGGATTGATTCCAAGGCATACCAAGACAAGGCAAACGCGGGGTCGCGTGAATATCGAAGCGAAGTATTGCAACGATTGCGTGAGGCATACAAAGGATTCAAAGTCTTCGCTTGTCCGGGCAATTGCGGCAACTGCATACCGAATGGAAAGCACGCTTGCGGGGCTAGCGTTATGCAAGACGTAGTGATTGGCATAGGAATTCATGCATAGAATTTACTCAACCAAACGAAAGATAATCAAATGAAACAACCAGAGAAAAAGAAAATCGAGCCATTGAGTCGCTCTAAGATCAAAGATATAATGCCTATGGGTTTGCGCTCTTATGAACGCGCCAACAAGCGCTACAAGCGTAGTGATTGGGGAGCTTTCATGGCGTTCATGCAAAACTGGGTGCCTAGCCATCAGGACTGGGTTAAATAAGCGGGGTAGTTATGAGGGATATATTTAAATTGTCACAAAAGGAAAGGCGCGCGGTGCGAAAGGCTTGCAAGATAGCCTTCCCTGATCGTCCTGATATGGTTACCGCAATGTACGCGAGGCCAAAAGATGCCATGCGTTTGGTTCGCGAAGTGTTACTGAAAAGAGGTGCGGCATGATCGCGTTTGAATCTCTGATAGTGGTCTTGGGCATGGCGTTGGCCTCGTACACGCTATCCATTCTACTTCTATATAAGAACAAAGACAAAGACAGGTTGGGAAAAACCAAGGGGCCAACAGGGAAACCGTTTGCTCTACGCAAACAATTTCCTACCTCAACTAAAAACCAAAAGGAAAATGAAAATGAATGACCTGTATGCTGATATCCAATCGCTTTTCGCCAACTCGCAGGGGCTAAGCCTCTTGTCTGACGATGAGTGTATAAAATTAAGTGTTAAGTGAGAAAGAATAAGAGAGATGAAAATACATACTAGCGAATCCTTGAAGGCGCAAGACCATGAATGGGAGGAAAACTTCCATTATCAACTGGAATGTGGCGAGAAATACAAACTAACGCCCGGTGAAAGCGAGTGGTTGTATGAT